GCCCGATCCTGTCGGTGACAAAAATAACCCTCTGTTATTCTTGAGAGCTTTGTACACCGTCATGTATTGATAATCTCTAGGTTTGTATTTAGAGATATGGTTCATAAAATCTGCCACACCCTTGGGGGAGACGAACCCATTAGGTTCCTCTACATCTCCATACCAATCGTTGGACTCGTAACTTAATCTATACTTTCGTTCGGCACACCATTCTTTTAGATGGGGAAGTAATCCGCCATACAATTCACCCGTAGCAGGAGAGTACAGGTGAATCATACCATCCCAGTATCTGAATCTGGGTTGCCGCTTTAGGAACTTTGCCTCTGGCAATTCAAAGGAAAAGTAATCTGCTAGTTCGTGATGAACGTGTTGCTCGGAGTTAAGAGTAAGATATACTTCGTTCTTCTTCTTGACAGTAATCAGGGACATTAGTTTCCATTAATAAACTTCTCCCATTCAATAGCGTTCTTCACATGAAAGTTTCTTTGAGAAACCATCTTCAAAACATGATCTAAAAAATAAAGCATCTGATCAATGTACTTGATCTTTGCTTCTGTGTTGATGATGTCGTCGTCCGATTCAAGATATACTTTCATCTTGTCGGCAGTTTTAATACTAGAACCGAAAGGTTTTTCAGCGTATACTTTTGCTTCAGCCTCCCCGCTGTAATACTCTCTTTTCTCTCGGACCAGTTTACGAACTTCAAATTCTAGACTGGTTTTGATTTGTGAAAGATCGGTGTAATGGTTTAAGTATTTATTATGCTGAAAAGGGATCTCCATCGAGATCTTCCCCAGATCAGCAGTATACTGTTTGTTCTTAAACTCAAAATCTACTTGACTATCTTCTGCCCACTCTGCTCTAATTTTTTCAAATTTATTATGTAGTTTGTCAAAGTTCATGTTTGAATGGTAAAGGTCTCATCACGAATAGTGTAACCAGTATACTTGAAACTTACTTGCGCTGTAAAGTATTCGATGTCATTTGTTGAAGCATCGAAGTTCATTTCAGATATACTAATTGGAAAAAGGTTTTCGAAATTAATAACGTGGTTTACGTTGTATGATGAAGTGTAGATTAACAGTTGACCACCACAATATTGGGGTTCTTCTGTAGGCATATGCTCCTCAGAAGTTCCGTTAGTTCTAATCCAATCGTAGATTGATCTCCAGTTGATCAACTCTTCATCAACAATAAATGTAACCGACAAGTCCCCGTATGTTACCCCGCCACCAGCTACGATAGGAAATTGACGGAACCTAGTGGGGACTTCAGTGAACGGCATAGAAACATCAGGGAGGTTAACTCGCTGACAAAAGAAATCTACCCCCCGAAATTTCTCCAGTTGAAGTTTGAATCCAACTGGCGAGAGGTAGTTACGATTTCCAATTTGTTCTTTATACCATTCAGCAGGCATATGTCAACTTCCCAAGCATTACTATTTAGCGTAGTATGCCTGGTAGTAAGCGACGATACCTGAGGAGATAGCATGTCCCTGACTTACCCAGTCGTGGCAGCACTCAGTGATACTCTCCATGCTGTGTACAGGTGCTCCATGTTCATCTAGTTGGGCACCAAACTTCTTGAGGAGAATTGTATATACTTCTTGGCGAAGTTTCATACGAGCGTCACTGTAGCGCCAGTCTTCATTCGTCGTAGTTGTACCAGAAGTCATTCCAGTCCTCCTCCGTTGCTTCGTAAATCGGGCATGGTTCCTCCATAAGGATTTCGTTCTTCATCTTAGCACAACGCTCTCGAAGAACTCTCTCATTGAGGTCAGGTAGCATACCGTCTGTGTTGTCCAGGTCTTTTCTCATCGGACGTATTCGTTAAGGATGTCTAGGATTTCATTATAGGCATGATGAGCACCGTCGTGCCAATCGCCATTTTTGTCTTGTCGTGAACCGTTGTAAAGGGCGGTCTTTAATTTGTACACTCTAGCGAGTAGGTCTGTCTTGGTCACGGAACCTGTGGACATAGTATCTCCTTAGTATATACAGTTATTTACCCATCCGTTGTCTTTGTTCGTAAATGCTAATATTTTTAGCAGATACTGGATCCCAGAAAAAACAGCATTTTTCAAAGTCATCGTATTGTATATGGTAAGCTTCAATACTAGTGTGACCACGATGCTTTGCTTTGTTTATTCTTGTATGACCATCCATCACCTTCCACTTATATTCATCACGATAACTATCGATAATTATAATCGGATAAGATAAATCTGCTTTTATGTATTTTTTGCTAGTAAAATCTCTAAAACTATAATGACAATCTTCTATTAATACAGTCTTGAGATTTTCTTTTATTAGTAAATGCTTGAGATCTTTATGTTTTACGTGAACTTGTTTATCTTCAAATCCTTCTAATCTAATAGATCCCCCATAAACTATAATTCCCTTTGTCCAAAAATAATCTGGAGTATCAATCAATTCTTCATTTTCACTCGCTCCATGAAAAGCTATATCAAATTCACGTCTTCTGTGTTTGTCCATAATTATTACCTAATAAAAAAGGGGGACCGAAGTCCCCCCTATTATCTATAGAAGATAGATCACATGAGGTTGGTGACCTGGACTCTTCTGTAGTACATGTTGGCATTGGCGGAGAGGGTCTCGCCGTCAGGGGTGCCGTTGTAGGTTCCATCCTGGGTAACGAATGGGTTGCTGACCATGCCGTAGCGGGTCTTGAAACCAATCTTAGGTTGGAAGGTGTTAGGATCGATAGAACGAACCATTTGGAGGGGAACGTAAGGGCAGTAGAAAAGACCAGCGTCATAAGGTGACGTGCCCTTGTAACCGATTACGTAGTAGTGCTTGTCGCTTAGGTTAGCAGCATAAGGATCGACATAGACCTTGATACGACCGTTGATAGTACCAACAGCGAGGTTACCAGTGTCATCGACAGCACCGATGGAAGGACCACCAGCACCATTTAGACCAGAGGTGTAGTCAAGTACACCAGCCATGGCGAGAGCAGAAGCAACGTCAGCAGAGCAGACGAGGAAGTTGCCCTTTCCTCTACGAGTCTCTTGGGCGATAGCGTTAGCGTCACGCTCGATCTGGAAGAGGAGTCCTTTGAACTTCTCAACAGACCATCTGCCGTTGGAGTCAACGTCGAGGTCGAAAATGCCAGGGTTAGCAACATTGTTCTGAGCACCCTTCTTAGCAACGGTGTAGACACGACGGACGACTTCACGGTTGATCTCAGCAAGGACTTCGCTAGAAAGAATGTTAGCGAGCTCTTGCTCAGCATCTAGACCATGGATCGCCTTAAGGTCTTGTGCTAGTTCCAAGGTGTACTCAGCTTTGAGTGCTCTGGACTGAGCGGTGACCGAGGTCTTCTCGATGCTGAATGACATCTCACGGAAGAGTCTTGAAGACTCGCCCATACGCTCAAGATCTTCACGGCTCATCTTGGTGCCTACTTCGTAGGTGCCAGGAGAAGAATCGTTAAGGAGAGCAGGGTTGTTACCATCTGAGGTGGAACCGCCACCAGCAGAAGTACCGTCGCCAGCACGGACAGCATAGTCGCCAGCGGAAGCGTCGTAACCACCAGTGAATCCAGTGTCGGGCTCGTTGAACAGTGCCTCTTCGCCGCCTTGGTTCTCGTAGCGGGATCTCATGGCGAAGATAAGTCCAGTAGGACCAGACATAGGCTGAACGCCACAGATGTCATATGCCATGAGGTTAGGCATAGCACGACGGACTAGGCTGATTAGAACAGGGTCAAAACCAGCGAGACCAGCGGTGTTGGTGTTGCTAAGTGCCGAACCAGCGGGGGAAACGGTGCTAGCGCCAAGGGAGTTAACAGCAACTTCGTTGAGCATACCGCGCTCTTCACGAAGGAAGCGTTCTTGGTTTTCCAGGAGGACGGAGGTCACTGCCTTCTTATAGCGATCCTGGATTTCAGGAGCCTCGCCATGGTTAAGAACAGGAGACCACTTTTCCTGGAGATGTTCTGCGTTAAACATTTGTATCTCCGAGTTTGTTAGAAAATGTGGATATTATTATTTAGTGAATCACTTATTCCAGCGGTTCATTGCCTGGAGGTATGCTGCCATTGCTGGAGCAATCTCTTCAGATTCCACTGGGGTTTCATCGGCAACTTCTGCTTTAGGAGCACCTTCCTTAGGGAAGTATGACTCTTTGAGTTGATTTACTTTCTTGGAATACTCTTCCTCGGTAGTAAACTCAATGCCTTCAGCAAGAGATGCTAGTTTGTCTTTCTGAGTATCTACTAGATCTTCTGAAATAGTTTTCACGATGATCTCTTTAGCAGATTCATTGAGACGATTTTGAAGTTCAATATTAGCCTTAACCTGTTCGTTGAGGCGTTCCTCCATCTTACAAAGATCTTCAGTCATGCCCTCGACGACATCAACTTTCTCGTCGGGGATATTAATATAATGCTCTTCAAAGAGACTCTTCAGACCAGTGATAAAGTCTTCAGTAATCTCATTT